AACACACAAGCAATGGCAAGAAAAGCATCTGCTGGTGCTTCTATCGGTTAAACTGTTTTTAAATAAAGGATATATATATTATGGAATTATACGAAATGCTAATAGATGGTGAATCTTTAGAAATGGGTGTTAATGCGATAAGCATAGTTGAAGACCCAGCAATAGGGTTGGACTTCATCGCTTTGAACGACCAAAGCAAAGTTGCACTTGCCAAAGTATCAGACGAAAAGAGAATATTAATGGGAGCGGCATTAGTGCCAGATAAGCCTATTTACAGAAACCAAGACGGTAATGAATTTTACATTTATTTTTCAAAAGAAACTGTAAGGCAAACGGCTGAATTGTTTTTCAAAAACTCGAATCACAAAAACGCTACATTGGAACACAATATAAAACTCAACGGAATGACTATTTTCGAATCTTGGATTGTAGAAGATTCGGTACACGATAAATCAGCTAAATACGGTTTAAGCTATCCAGAAGGAACTTGGGTAGTGACTATGAAAGTAGATGACGATAATATCTGGGACGAATATGTAAAAAATGAGAAAGTGTTTGGATTTTCTATCGAGGGTCAATTTGCTAACGCATTAAGAAGCGATTTAGGTACTGATTTATCAAACCACGAATTGGAAGCTGCTATCGAAAAAATGAAATCAATATTAACAGATTATTTCAAGCAATGAGCAGAATAATAAAAGCAAAGTATCCTAAAATAGGAAACGAAAATTACAGCTATGGAGTTCAAGGAATTGGCTCTATATATGGCGGAAACAATGAAAGCACTATCCTAGAGATAGACACCGAACACGAAACTAATTAATCATTCAATAATAACTTAAATTTAAAGTCAAAATGGCAGAAAGAATTATCACAAACAACTCAAACTCTGGTGAATTAGCTAAATTAGCTGTAGACTTACAGGACTCAACTGTAGATGCAGTAGTAGCTTTACAAAGCGAACTAGATGCAGTAGATTTATCTGGAATCGCAACTAACGCATCAGCTATAGCAGCTTTACCTCAAACAATAACTGGTAGCGGGCAAATTGCAGCTGCAGGAACAGCCGACGTAGTAGACGGTGCTGTAGATTCATTCACTTTGACAGCTAACTCTAAAGTATTCATTACTCCTAAGAGTAACGAAACTATTGCTTTCTTTGTAGCAATCGACGATGTAGCGAATACGTTTACGGTTACTATTAACGCTGCAGGAACGGCAGTAGCTAACTGGGACTTCGACTACTTAATCGTAGGGTAATTAATAGAGCCCTGGATTCGTCTGGGGCTTTTTTTTAAATTGTCCGAATTATACTGTTTTTAAATAAACAAATAAACCTTAAAATTATGTTAAACGCAAAGGAAACCCTCAAAAAGCTAGCAGACGCTTTAAACATCACAAGCGAAGCTAATCAAGAAACGAAAGAAGAAATTGTAGCCGAAGCTACAGAAACTACTACGGAAGTGGTAGAGTCGGAAACCAAAGAGGAAACCGAGACGACAGAGGAAACTCCACAAGTAGCCGAAGAGGTTAAGGAGGAATCCACGGAAGAGCCACAACAAGAGGAGGTTCAAGCTGAAGTCAAAGAAGAACCTAAGGTAGACGACACCAGAGTCCAGGAATTAGAAGAAAAAGTTAAACAATTAACTGAAATTCTAAAAAATGCAATGGCAGAACCTCAAGAAGTGAAGCCACCCGCAGTTCCAGAAGATTCTAAAGGACTGACACACTCACCAGAAGCACCAGTTAGAGCGCAAGGCACTAAAATAGGTAATAAAGGTGGCGATGTTATGTCTCGAGTTTTTAAATACATAAATCATTAATAATTAAATTTTAAACTATGCCAACTACAACTTCAATTACTACAACTTATGCTGGTGAGAAAGCTTCTGGTTTTATCGCAGCTGCACTTTTAAGTGCACCAACTTTGGACAAAGGCGGGATCACCGTTAAACCAAACATTAAGTACAAATCTGTTATGCAAAAACTAGCCGTAGGCGATGTTATCGCAGACGCGACTTGTGACTTTACTGCAACGTCTTCAGTTACATTGACTGAAAGATATTTAATTCCTGAGGATTTTCAAGTTAACCTTGAATTGTGTAAAAAAGATTTTGAATCTGACTGGCTTTCTATGGAGCAAGGATTTTCTTCTTTCGACGAGATGCCTAAATCTTTCGCAGATTACTTAATCGGACACGTTGCTGCTAAAGTAGCTTCTAAAACTGAGCAAAACATCTGGAATGGTGTTAATGCTAACGCAGGTGAATATGACGGTCTTGTTACATTGGCTTTAGCTGATGCAGACGTTATTGACGTTGTAGGTGCTTCTGCTGGTGCTGGAGGTGTTACAGCTTCTAACATTATCGCTGAATTAGGTAAAGTAGTAGATGCTATTCCAGCTACTATCTACGGTTCTGACGATTTAGCTATTTACATCTCTCAAGCTGACGCTAGAAGCTATGTAAGAGCGCAAGCTGCTTTAGGTTACAAAGACCTTTATCACGTTGGACAAACTGAAATGGACTTCGAAGGAGTTAAATTATTCGTAGCAAACGGATTGGCTTCTGGAGATATCGTAGCTGCTCAAAAAGCTAACTTATTCTTTGGAACTTCTTTACAATCAGATATGAACGAGGTTAAATTAATCGACCTTGCTGACATCGACGGTTCACAAAACGTTAGAGTAATTATGCGTTTCTCTGCGACTGTAAACTTTGCAATCGGTAGCGAAATTGTTCTTTCTCAATTGGGAGTATAAAACAAAAGGTAACGGGGAGTTAACGCTCCCCTAATTCCTTTATTAATTAATTTTAAACATATACACTATGGCTTGCGATATTTCATTAGGACGCTTAGAAGGCTGCAAAGACCAAGTCGGAGGACTTAAATCTATTTATTTTATCAATTTTTCCGATATGGGTGCTTTGACAGAATCTAACGAGACTATTACTGGAATAGAAAACGGTTATGTAGGAGTCTTATCTGGGACTGTTTCTGTTTCTGCCGCTTCAACTGCAGTCGTAGGTGTAGGCACGTTGTTTACTACAGAATTAGCTGTAGGAGACGGAGTAAAAATAGGAAGCGAAACTTTCATAGTATCAGCAATAGCTGACAATTTGAATCTTACCCTTTCAGTTGCTCACTCTGTTGGAGCTGCTGCTGTTTCAATGACAAAGGCAGAAACAAAAGCTTATAAATACGACCTCAGAGGAAACTCTACTTTCGAGCAATCTTTAACCTCTTCCAGGGAAAACGGCACTACTTTTTGCGAACAGACATTAACTGTTAGTTTAAAAGCACAAGACGCTGCAACCCACAAAGAAGTTAAATCATTAGCATACGGTAGACCTCATATTTTAATAGAAGACAATAACGGAAATATATTTATGGTTGGTCAAACTTTTGGAGCTGAAATGACGGCTTCGACTTCTACGGGAGCTGCAATGGGAGATAAATCTGGCTATGAGCTTTCTTTTGTCGCTTCTGAAAAAGGACTTGCAAAGTTCTACACTAACAATCCTTCTGCTGAATTTGCTGTTCAGTTAGGAGTTTAATAATTAAACAGCATTAACTAATACAAAAACGAATATACTATGGCTTGTGAAATCACACTCGGTAGATTAGAAGGATGTAAAGACCAAGTAGGTGGTCTTGCAGCTATCTATTTTATCAATCACGGAGCAGCTGGCGGATGGACTACAGGAGTAAACGGAGAAATCTCTGCACCTGTGGCTCTTACACCGACTGCGTTTAAATACGACCTTAGAGGTAATTCTACCTTTGAGCAATCTTTAACTTCTTCTCGTGAAAACGGAACGACTTTTGCTGAGCAAACTTTAACGGTTAGCTTAAAAGCACAAGATGCGACGACTCACAAAGAAATAAAACTTTTAGCATACGGAAGACCTCACATAATTATCGAAGACAACAACGGTAAATTATGGGTTATGGGTTCTGAATACGGAGCAGAAATGACCGCTACAGTTTCAACAGGAGCTGCAATGGGAGATAAATCTGGTTACGAATTAACTTTTGCTGCAATGGAGAAAGAATTAGCACCATTCTACACTGGAGTAGTTGCTTCTACCTTCGCTGTAACAGTAGGAGCATAACATTTGCGTTTACTGAATAGATTTAGCCTTGGATTCGTCCAGGGCTTTTTTATTATAAAAAGTTGCTTGGAGTGTTTTTAAATAAAGGGAAATGAATTATATTAATCCGACATTTATAGGAAGTCAAAGCTTGAACTTAAATACTCGAGCCAATGCAGGAGATGTATTGACGTGGAGCATTACTGAAGAGGGTAATAACGACGCTACAGCGAGTTTCTCGACAGATACGACGTTCGCTACACTTACTAATGGGAACTACCACCAAACGTTGGCTATATCGTTAAACGATGAAGGTATTACATTGAAAGACGAAACATCTTATACATTAAAAGCCGTTAATGCTTCCAGTGAAGTAGTTTATCGAGGCAAATTATACAGTACGACTCAAAACAAAGAGAGCTATAAAGTAAACGATGATAACTTTTCAGTTCCAAACCTTACTAATGAATTTATAATTATAGAATAATGACAGAATTAATTAATTTAAGCAGCTATACTCAGCCCAAGGCAATCGAGGACAAGCGCAAAAAGTGGGTAGCTTACGGAGAAGATAACGATTATTACCGTTTTCTTATAGACAATTACATTAACTCGGCAACTAACAATGCGGCTATTCGTTCTATTTCAGATTTAATCTACGGGCGTGGTCTATCTATCGAAGATATGGATGAGAAATCTTCGGAAGTTTCAGCTTTACGAGACTTAATTAACCACCGAGATTTAAAAAGAATTATCCTAGAACGCAAAATGCTAGGCCAATCAGCTATGCAAGTAATTTATAGCGGTGCTGGGAATAACAGAAAGGTAGTTAAAATAAAACATTTTCCTATAGAAACTCTGCGTCCAGAAAAAATGAATGCTGAAGGGGTTATCGAAGCTTATTACTATCACCCGAATTGGGTTAATATCAAACCTAATGACGAGTTAAAAAGAATACCTACTTTTGGTAATTCAAAAGAAAAAGTAGAATTGTTTATCATTCAGCCATATATGTCTGGGTATTATTATTTTTCTCCTGTAGATTATTCTGGTGCGATTGCTTACGCTGAACTTGAAAGGGAAATATCTGACTACCTTTTGAATGACGCTAAAAACTCATTTAGTGGCACGAAAGTAATCAATATGAATAATGGTGTTCCCGACCAAGAGCAAAGGGAATTAATCACTCGAGATATAAAAGCTAAACTAACTGGCTCACGAGGTCAAAAAGTTATTGTAGCTTTCAACGAATCAGCAGAAAACAAAACAACGGTTGAGGATATATCTTTAACAGATGCGCCAGCTCATTACGAGTACCTTGCAGCTGAAGCTAGGGATAAAATCCTGGTTGGTCACAGAGTAACGTCTCCAATGCTTTTAGGAATAAGAGAAACAGGCGGAGGTTTAGGAAACAACGCAGACGAGATTTTAACAGCTTCACAATTATTTAATTCTACGGTTATATCAATATACCAAGACGAAGTAATCGAAGCGTTAGAGGAAATATTAGAAATAAATGGCGAAGCGCCTAATATGTATTTTATAACTGCACAACCAATCGAGTTTACCGAAGAAGACCAGAACGATACGGAAGCTAAAGGAGGAGCTACTGGAGATTCTGAATCGGTAAACGAGGTTAAAGACGAAACAAATTTATCAGCACACGCAAATTTTAATCCAGAGGAGCAAATCGATTGGCTTACATACCTCTCTAAAAAAGGCGAACAAATCGAAGACTTGGAAGGTTGGGAATTAATATCTTCTGAAATTGACGAAAACGAAGCAGAAGACGAAGATTGGGAAGCTATGTTAAACGCAGACATTAAGCTAAACCTCGCTTCAGCTCCAGCAGACAAACGAGCCAATCCAAGTGAACAAGACACGCCTTGGGTTAAAGTTAGATACGCATACGTTCAAGGTTCACGCAAATATGGTAAAAGCTCTGGAGGTCAAAAGAAACAAAGAGCCTTTTGTACAGCTATGGAGTCAGCCAAAAGAATATATCGAAAAGAAGATATTATTAAAATGCAATCCGATGGCGTTAATTCAGAGTTAGGACACAACAAAGCTCCATATAGTATATGGCGTCACAAAGGCGGGGTCAACTGTCATCACAAATGGGAGAGACGTATTTATATGAAACGAACTAAAGCAGATGGGACTCCTTGGGGAGGCGGTGCAATGAACGGAGTATATAAAGCAACTAAAAAAGAAGCTCGCAAAGGCGGGTATTCTGAAAA